TTTCGTCATGTCAAACGATGACGGAAATCCGACTCACATGGATTTTCTCTTATACAAAGCAACATCGGGCGTGCCAAACGGCTACACGGGAACGTGCCAAACGTCAACTGGGAGTGGATCAGTTCAACTTTCATGCTCGATTGCCGGACGCCACAAGACGCTTGCAGCGTTCAACGCGTTCAAGTTGTTTAACTCTGGCGGCTCAAATTTTGTAAACGCAGGCACAGTTACCGTGCTTGGACTCTCAACGAGCTAGAGGAAATTATTATGCCAAGAACGAAAATTTCTAACGGTGAAGTCATTGAATTGTCTGACGTGGAAGAAGAGGTAATCATTGCTCTCAAGACGGCGTGGGACGCGGCCGCAAATGACCGCGCTTTGGCTGAATTGCGCCTTGAGCGGAATGCGCGGCTGGCTGAAACAGATTTTTATGCTTTAAGTGATGTGACGATGACAGATGCGATGAGTGCGTATCGGACATCATTGCGGAACCTCCCGGCCAACACGTCGAATGCAGTAACCTTTATTGCACAGTGGCATGCTTATGATCGTGGTGATGATGGCTCGTCGGACCCGTGGCCGACGAAGCCGTAACGCAGTGAGGTGACGCGATGGACCCTGTAACTCTCGCTGCATCCTACAGTGCGGCCAAGTTAGCAATCTCTGCCTGCAAGTCGGCCATTGAAACAGCCGACGACCTGTCGCAAATCGGTGGACACCTCGACGCAATCTTTAACTCAAATTCAGAAGTCAAGAAAAATAAAAAGGCGGTCGAAGAGCGGTCTCACAATGAAAAGGTAGTTGAAAGCAGACTAGGAAAGCAGGACGGTTCTGTCGATGACGAGACTACTTTAGCCGGGGCCACACGGGCACAGGTCCAGCACGAGGAGCATGAAGAAGCACTGAACTCACTTCGCAAGGCACTCAATGCCAGATTCGGAGAAGATACCTGGGACAACATTATTGAACGCCAAAAGATAGCGATTGCGGCAAAGAAAAAACGCGAGGCCGCCGCTCGCGAAGCTGAGCTTGAACGTCAAGAGCGCAACAAGCGGATCTTGACTGAAATTGGAAAAGGGGTCGGTGTACTTTTTTGTGCGGCCCTTATTGGGTACTGGCTCTGGTATGCCGCAACCCAAAGCGGGGCGATCAAGTAAATAAACACGCGCTCGGGCTGCAAAAGGTTAAAATAAATGCCTGAAATCGAAATTCCGCAAGGATGGCTGGCGTGGGTCGGTTTCATAATCACTGTGACAGTCGGCCTCGCCATTCGCGATTGGTCGAGCGATTTGATTGCGGCGATCAAGTGGAAACTAACGCCCGGCTTTGAACCAATGGACACCTGTATTTTAGACGGCGACAAGGTTACCATTATTCATATCGGCATCAAAGAAACCATTTTCGAGCGGCAAGGGAAATGGGGCCGGACGTGGCAATACATACCCTCGTCAAAAATTAGCGGACACGATCTTAGGCGCGTCGTTGGCGACGACCGTATGCTCGACGACAAAATTAACGGTGAGTGAATTATGAAGGAACGCATTGCCATTGACGCCGCCGTCGCGGCGCCCGCGCTCAGTCTCCCGCTTTGGCTGCACACCGTCCAAGAGACAATGCAATTTGGCATCGTCTGCGTCACTCTTATTATAGTGGTGATCCGCGCCCGCATCGCTTGGCGAGAGTGGCGTAACAAATGAACCCCCTCCAAGCCGCCGCCATCGCCGCCGTCGTGGCGGCTTTTTTGTTGTCTGGGTGCCAGACGACGCCGCCCGCCCAGGCCGCCAAACCGAAGCCGGAGTTGGGACAGGAGTGCAAGTTTACGATTGGGCAGCTTAAATACACGCTTGAGTCTCGGTTTAAAGATTTAAAAGAAATAATTCTGTCGGGCAAAGACAAAGACAATTTCCTCGAGGCATTCAATTCGGCAGAGCCGCCGACAAACTTCACTGCACACCGCATTCATGTATTTCATAGTCGCCTGGCAAACATAAATAATGGGATTGATACCACTGTTCTGACGATGGTCGACGCCAATGATTGTATCGAGCGTAACGGCGAAGTCCGCACTGAGGACATAGTGAATTGGCTGCCGATAAAAGTTTAAACAAGGGCCAAACCAATGTTCAGATTGGACAGTCCGGTGACTTTTTAACGGCGGCAGTGCTTGCCGGATTTGGAGTCGACTGCGATGTCGTCAATAAAGTCGGTTTCGACATTCTCGCCCGCCACGCCGACAAGTGGATCAGGGTTGAGGTCAAATCGACGCGGGCGCGTCAGCGCGACCGACGCTGCTATTCGTGGAAAACTTGCTCAGGCAACAACAAGAAAATCGTTATGCGAGCCGACCGCTGCGACATCGTCGCCCTGGCGGCATTAGATGTTCGCAAAGTGGTGTTCCGACCGATTAGCGAAATCAAAAGCATGACTACACACATTTTTGAACACGTTTTAATTGAGTCTGATGAGCGTCAAACGTGGGAGGAATCATGCCGGAAAATTTAAAGGCGCATCGTTACGTCGATAAGCCGACCGTCGCATTTGAGCGAGACAGTGACTTGTCAAAGCCGTTCATCATTTCCATGACGACAGAGTCATCGACCGAAACCGTGCGGCTCACATTTGACGAGGTTCGGTATTTGATTATGAAAGGATGGAGTTAATGACTACCGACAATGTTACGAGCGACGACCTCGATATTGCTGCTCGCACTGTCTGGGCCGAGGCGCGTGGAGAAGGCGAACACGGCATGAAGGCCGTCGCCCACGTCATTATCAACCGTGCGGCGAAAGGCGGATGGTGGGGCGACACGCTTGAGACGGTCTGTCAAAAGCCCTGGCAGTTTTCATGCTGGAATGAGAATGACCCTAACCGCGAAAAACTGATTGGGCTGGACAAAACGCATCCAGAATATGTCGCCGCACTACAGGCCGTCTCCGAGGCGCTTGTCTCCGAAGACGACCCGACGATGGGGTCATGCCATTATCACACCAAGGCCGTGCAGCCAGATTGGTCTGAGGGCAAAGAGCCGGTCGCCATGATCGGCAACCATAAATTTTTCTCGGACATCGACTAATGATCGGCGCCTTGCTTCCCGTCCTCGGGCCTATCGTCAAAGATGTCATAGGTCGAGTGTTGCCCGCCGACAAAAACAAAGCGCAAGAGATTGAGCGCGAGTTGAACATGGCGATGATGCAGAACACGGCGGCAATTGAAGAGGCCGCCGCCAGCGTCGTCATAGCCGAGGCAAAATCGGAGCATAAGATCACGGCGACGTGGCGGCCAATTTTAATGCTGACGATCACTGCTATCGTTGCCTGGAATTTTCTACTGGCACCACTGGCTGAATTAGCAGTGACGCTATCAACGGGAAATCAAATTCCGTTGTCGATACCCTTGCCGGACGAACTCTGGACCCTGTTATCAATCGGCGTCGGAGGCTATGTGGTCGGACGGTCGGGTGAGAAGATTGCAGGGAAGTTGAAGAAATGATTCAGTGCGTCAAATGCGGCAGCCGTAGGCCGATGGTGTTCGTCCACGGCCACTACCAATGCGCTAACTGTAAGTGCATCACTGACGGCGATTGCTGCCAGGGTGTTGCTTTTTGTGACGACGAAAACGACCGTCAGGTAGTTGAAGAAAAGTCGCTGAAAATCCGTTCTCAATAATCGCTTGCTTTAATCACCTTCCATCAATAATGTTTAGCATTACCTGCTAGGGCTTTGATATCAAAGCTAAGTGGCTGTAATAGTTAGACATTATTTGGCATGTTGTCAGGCTCATAACCTGAAGGTCGTAGGTTCAAATCCTACCCCCGCAACCAACTAATAGTTTAATCATTACAGTTAGTTAGCCGCCCCGGCAGGGGCGGCTTTTTTTTTGTTTTTAGCTCAAAGTCGCTGAAATGCAGCTCTGACATCGCGACAATGGCCAATCCGCGCAATTACCTGACGGTCGTTTTTTTGTTGTTTTGTAAAATAATATGTTGCATAATGTAATCGTGGTTGAGGGACCACTTAGCAAAAAGGAGAGAGAAAATGGCGACTTTTGCAAAATACATTAAAGACGATGGGGGCCGTAGCAACTACTACCCTAAGAGTTCTCATCATGGCGACTGTGTCATCAGGGCTTGCGCCATTGCCACTGGCTCCGACTATCTCGACACGTTCAAAGAATTGAGCGCCATCGGCTTAGAGGTTGGCGACCTTGCCAACGGCCAGCCGGTCTATGAGGAGTTTCTCCGTCGGCATGGGTTCAGCAAGAACAAAACGCCCAAAAGCGCGAAAGGCAAAAAAGTTTCGGTGCGGGAGTTTGCAGCAACAGCACCAGCCGGTCGCATCGTTGCCCTTACCCGCCGTCACTTGATTGCAATCGTTGATAACGTGCAGCGTGACATTTGGTTGGACGAGCGTTGTGTCAACTCTTGGTTCCACAAGGCCGACTAGTCCCTACCACCATCGCGCACTAGCGCCCCTTGGCCCCGGCTCGAAAGAGTGGCGGGGCTTTCGGGGTGCAAACTTTAGGAGAGAGAAAAATGTCAATTCACGACGATATATACAGCGCCATAAAGCTGTACGACCACGACCACTACAAACCGTCAGACTTCGGTGACGAGGTCTTAGATTTTATCGCTTATCATTTTGACCTTCGACCCTTAACGCCAGCGGCTAGGGAAGCGGTTAAATACGCCGGGTCAAAAGACCAGCGCGTGTTTCGGTCAGACGATCCCTTTGAAAACGCGGAACAAGGGGGGGAGTGATGCAAGAGATTAAGAGATTAAAGACGCCCGAAGATTGGGCAGTGGCCGTCAAGGCGGGCGACCATTTCACAATTACAAGCTCAAAGGGGCAGCTTGGCCCTGAGTTCTCCTCACGGCTTGAGGCGCTCCGATACGCCGCACGTCGTGTCTTCAATATGCCCGTTGGCAGTGAGGATAGTTTTATTGAGTACAGGGGGGAGTGATGCCAGGATTTGAAACACGGACTCATTACGAAACGATCTACTGTTCATTGTCAGCGGAGAAAATCATCGCCGACATGAAGAAACATAAGTCAATCAAAAAAGGAGAAGGGTGATGGAAAGATTACCAACGCCTAAAGACGATTGGTCACAGGTCTACGCTGTAATCCATACGCTGGTTAATGATTGGTTGGGCGAAACAAAGATGCTGGCAGAACCAGTTCGGCGCGATGGTGATGTGTCATTAATGCCAACGTCTGATGAAAAGTACGATGAGCAAACAGGCGACTATAAAAAACCGTCAACGTGGTGTGACCAAGACTTACTGTCAGATTTGATGGATGGCTCCACCGGGAACACGATTGCCACATACATTTCTGGCATGGGTTTGCGCTCAGAAAAAATCGGCGATGTACTGCAAGATAAAGTGCAGGACGCTATTGAAGACTTGTTTCTAGAGGTCAATTCAGTAGATGCCAGCGAGCGGTCCAACTTCGACTTTGAGCTTTACCACGATGACCTGCGGGAAATGGCGTATGACGTTCTAGATGATATGAAAAATTACACCCTTGAATCTGTAATTAATGAAACAAAGGGAGAAGGGTGATGAGCGGCAGTCAAACCAAGTGGATATGGATTGAGGAATGGAACGATTATGGTCCTGTTCAGATACGGAACCTCGGCTCTGCTTTTCTGGTCAGCTATCCAGACAAAAACAATCCGGGGTATCAGCGCGAGAAGACTTTCGACAAGATTTTTCCAGAGGCATGGAACAACGCGCAAGCGTTTGCGGCTGAGAAGCGTAGGGGGGAGTGATGCCAGTTAGACGCTCAAGCAAAGACCCGTCAAAGTGGATCGGTTGCGCCCGCGCAATCGGCGGGCAGACGAAAACATTCGCGACTGAGAAACAAGCCAAGGCTTACGTTAAACAAGTCGAGGCCGAGAAAGCCCGGCGGGGTATCTACATCAATCCCGCCGCGACGCCACTGTTCGCCGACGCCGTCGCCAAATACCTAGAGGGCGAGGCGGCGCGGGCGAAACGTGGCGACGTTGGCGCGGCCCAGGTGGAGAACAAGCGCGTCGCGTTGGAGCAAGTCTCCGAAATTCTGGGCGCCGTCCGCGTCGGCGATTTGCGCCCCGTCCACATACTCGACGACGTGATCGACGTTCTGTTTGCGGGCGCCCCGAAGACGGGCCGCAACAAGGCGGGCGTCCTCAAAGGCTTTGGTCGTTGGTGCGTCGAGCGTGAATACGCCATGTTAAATTTCGGCGACGTGACGCTGGAGCCGGTCAAAAAGAAGGCCACGGTTAAGCGGATCGACATGGACACAATGGCAAAGATTTTGGATTGTGCGCCCAAACATTACGGCCTCGCCATGCGCTTTGCCGCGTGGACGGGATTGCGAGCGGGCGAACAAATCGCATTGACCTGGGATTATGTTGATTTCGACAACGGGCTTATTCATGTGGAGAAGGCGCGGAAGAAAGACAAGTCCATCGACGATCCTAAGACGCGACACGGCTTCCGTACCGTTCAGATGATGCCCGAGTTGGAGCAGATGATGAAGGAATGGAAGCTGCAACAACCCCTAGAGCAGCGCCGGAAGAATTTAGTCTTCCCGTCAAAAGCCGGGAATTACGCCGACGTAGATAACTGGCGCAAGCGAGGTTTGCACAAGGCGTGTGACGCCGCTGGCGCCGACCGCATCCGCTGGCACGACCTCAGACACTTCTTTGCAAGCCTACTTTTGTTCGAGGTCAAAGAACCCGCCGAGACTGTCGCAAAGGTTCTCGGCCACTACAGCGTCGCACTGACCTACGAGCTTTACGGCCACTGGATCAGTCCACCGAAGCGGAATCAGACGCTTGCAGATAAAATGAGTGAGGCAATTAAAAGATAATCCACAGCCAAAGTGGTTTTGTACCATTTTCAACATGGTTTTTTACCAATTTTCAGGAGGTCCAAAATGTTCAAATTCAACGCAATTTCAGAGTCGAATCGAAGCCGTCCGAAAGAATTTAGCGCCGCGATGCGCAATGGAGCGATCCTTCATTTTGCAAGATTTATACACCAATTTCACATGGGCATTGCATCTGCCGAATGCTTTCCGACGCTTAATTTTTTTCGCACCAGTTTGGCTCGTCGAGGCTTGCTTTACAGCATCATGGTTAGCTATTGGACAGGTGAAAAGTTCAACCTTTCTGCGGAGTGTAAGGCAAAAAATATCGACTTTTCAAATGCTAAAAAGACGATCAAAATGGCGCAAAGATCTGGCTTGATTGATGAAAACTTTCATCCCTCTGAGCAACTTGAAGCCGAATTTCGAGAAGGCGTTTCTAAAGTGCTGGACGAAGAAACATTACTGCACTTGGCAAGGTCACTTATCGGGTCCAACATGATGGCACGCATGGCTGAACACGTTGAAGTTTCGAACAAAAAAAGTGGTATAAAACCATAGCGAAATGTGGTTTATTACCTTTTGACAAAAAAAATAACGTTTCGTTAATCTCTCCGCGAGAGGGAGAATCGAAATGCAAAATCCAGAGAGAGAGTTGCCGGTAATCACCGGCATTGAGTTTGATTTGAGAAAAAACCGCATCAAGGTGTTAATGGCAGACGCCGCCGTTTCCGCTAAGGAACTGGCAAACCTCATTGACATGCAGCCGCACACGTTGCGGCGGTATGTGCGCCACGAGGCCGAGCCGCGCCTGGAAATCGCGCAGTCGATAGCCGACGCGCTCAACGTCACTGTCGATCAGGTGCTTGGCGTGGACAGTGAGGGCAGCGTCGTCTCCAAGTCCACGGCCCAGCAACGCATACCTATTTATGGTGCCGCAGAGGGCGGCGTCGGCGTAGACATCTCCGACGTGAATGAGCCTATCGACTCTATCACCGCGCCCGACTTCCTTTCGGGAAGCCCGACGGCATACGCCGTCTACGTCGTCGGCGACAGCATGGCGCCGCGAATCCAAGCCGGTGAAATCGCATTTGTTCACCCAGGACTGCCGTACAAGGCCGGTGATTTGGTCGTCGTGCAGTTTGAAAACGACGGCAATAAGACGGCCATCGTCAAAGAATTTGTCGCCCTGTCCGACGAGGCTGTAAGCCTTAGTCAGTATAGCCCCGAGCAAAATCTGAGCTTCCCCCGCGATACCTTACTTTCCATCCATAAAATTGTCGGTGTGAAATTCTGACGTAATATTTATTGACAAACGTCATTACTTTTACTTATTGGTGATTAATCCAATAAGGAGAGGGTTATGACGTATTTGAAATTTCTCGGTGAATTTATTCTGACGTTGGCGTTCTTTGGTACGCTGTTCGTCGGGCTGGAGCTTCTCTGCATCGCCAACGATGCTTGTTACGCATCCTTGACACGATGACCGCCCCCGCATTGCTGACCGTCGATCAGGCGGTCGAGGCGATCTTCGGAGAGATTTCACCGAGTTCGCGGAATACGCTTTACAAGCTCATCAAGTCTAAACAGATCGAATCTGTCAGATCAGACGGTGATCGGTCCCGCATCTTTATTCCGCTCCGCGCTATCAAGGCACTGCGAGGCGAAGATGACTGAATGTGATCTTTGCCACGGCAACCATTTCATCCGCAACGACGACATGACGACGCGGCGCTGCCCGAAGTGCCTCGGCGACGATGAGCCACTGCGCTCCAAAATTTTGCGACAAGCCGACGCACTTATAAATGGCGACCGGCAAGACCAATACGGCCCGCCAGCCGAAAATTTCCAGTGCATCGCCGACATTTGGAACGCCGGGTCAGACCACAAACTTGAGGCGTGGGAAGTCGCCTTGCGGATGTCGGAAATGAAACTTGGCCGTCTAAAGGGGCCAAAACCGTCGTGGGATTCTTTTCGCGACCGCATCGGTTACGTCGCACTGGCGGCAGAATTGTGGGTCACGATCAGCGGGGGCGACGATGGCGACTAACGAACAAATTCTCGGTGAGATTGTTTACCATCTGCAACTCGCCTTAAACGGCACCCTGTTGGCCTTCGACCACGACATCGACGTGGCGCGTCTGGAAGACATGCTGGGCGACGCCCGCGACGCCTTAACCGCTGAACGGGAGAGGCTTGATGTCTGGTCGGCGTAATAAAGTCAGAGGGTACGAGCATGAGGCTCAGGTCGTAAAGCACTGGCAAAATTTGGGCGTCGACTGCAAACGGGTATTTGCCAGTGGAGCTTATAAGGAACAGCTAGGCGATGAGCATAAAGGCGACTTAATGCTCTCGGGCTTTGTGGTGGAATGTAAGCGCCGCAAAAACGGCGGCGGTTTTAAATTCCTCCTCGACAGTCTCGACCAAGACAACGCCGACATTTTGATATGCCGTCAGGACGGGCGACCGATACGCCGCCTATACGTCATGGAGGAAGAAACCGTCGAGGCACTTTTCAGACAAGCGGGGATAATCAAATGAAACTGCAATATGAAAACGCCGTTGCTATTAAGCGTGAATTACGGAACTGCACAAGGATTTTGGGCAACCCCGATAAGTTCTCGCCAAGTCTTTTGAAGCTGGCGTGGGAAGTAAACAGGTCTGCCAAAAGATGGCACGGCATTCACGCCCACCCGCGACCGTTTCAAGAGACGTGTGCGAAGTATGAGAACGTGATTGCGTTTCCGCAGCCGACGCGCCGGGTAGAAGTGTAAATGATTCAGATTGGTGACTGCACGCTCTATCAAGGCGACTGCCTTGAGATCATGCCGACTCTTGGCAAGGTCGATGCTGTGGTGACTGATCCGCCGTATGAGAAAGAAGCACATAACACTCAAAGACGGGTAACACGAGGGGGGGTGCCGCAAACAGAGGCTATCCCGTTCCCACCAATAACAGAAAAAACACGCCAACAAATTTGTCATCTAGTGCAAAAAATTTGTGACGGTTGGTTTATTGCATTTTGTCAAACAGAAGGAGTTGCGAAATGGCGCGACAGTATTGAAGAGGCGGGCATCAAATATAAAAAGCCAATGATATGGGTTAAACCTGACGGTATGCCGCAGTTTAACGGGCAAGGTCCAGGCATGGGCTATGAGTGCATGGTTTCCGCATGGTCTGGCAGTGGAGCAAGTCGGTGGAATGGTGGCGGTCGTCACGGTGTTTTTACATATCCAAAAGGAGAGGGTGTAAAAGCAAGTCATGAGACACAGAAACCAATCAAACTGATTTCGCAGTTAATATTACTGTTTACAAACCACGGGCATAGAGTGCTTGACCCTTTCATGGGCAGCGGCACAACGGGCGTGGCTTGCGCCAAGCTAGGCCGCAAGTTTATCGGCATAGAGTTGGAGCCAAAGTATTTTGACATCGCTTGTCAGCGCATTGAGGACGCTTACAAGCAACCCGATTTGTTTGTTGAGCCGCCCGCAAAGGCTGTGCAAGGGGGGCTGGATTTATGAGCCAGACCCGCATCATGTCACTTGTTGAAGCCAACGCCAACGCCGTGATTGGCCTGATTGTCTCTTGGTTGTTTACCTATTTCGCCCTTCCGATTTTCGGCCTTGAGCCAAGCGCAGGAGAGGCGGTCATCATTACTTTTTGTTACTTCATTTTGAGCGTTGGGCGGGGCTACGTCATACGGCGGTTTTTTAATAAGGGTGCAGCATGAACGGCTTCGAGAAGCACGGCATCAAACATCTATCCAATTCATCAATCAGCTTGTGGGAAAGCAACCCCGCGCAGTGGGTGATGAGTTACTTGCTTAAAGAGCAACGGCCAAGCAGCGCCGCAATGTGGCGGGGCATCGTCGTCGAAGACGCGGTCGTCGCCGTCTTGGCGGGGAAGGGCTTGGCCGACGCCGTGGCGGCGGCGCTTAAACGCTTCGACAAGGAGTTAACCCTGGCCGACGAGAAGACTGAAAAGGAACGCGCCGGGATAGAGCCAATGGTCGAACTGGCCGTCGCAGAACTAGCGCAGTACGGCAAGCCCGAGTTTTCGGTTGACGGCGGCCAACAAAAGATTTCGATCAACTGCGCGGGCGACGGTTGGAAGATGCCAATCGTTGGCTACCTCGACCTAGTTTACCCCGAGCATGGCCTCGTCGTTGATCTCAAGACGACCATGCGTCTGCCGTCGTCAATGATGGCGTCGCATCGGCGCCAGCGGTGCATATACCAGCGGTGCGTCGGCAACCAGCAAGTCAAATTTTTATACGTCACGCCGAAGAAATCCGGCTGGCTCGAAGACGGCGACGTGGACGAGGAACTGGCGAACATCAAGGCGCACTGTAATCGCTTGGAGCGGTTTCTCCGTGTCAGCGATGACCCGCAGTATTTGGCGTCGATTGTTCCCGTAGATCCGACGCACTTTTATTGGAGCGACTGCGTCGAGCAGCGCAAAGAGCTTTTCGGCATCTGAGCCGACACCGTCGTCGCGGCGGCTCCGCGACACAATCTCAATCAAGGAGAGAAAATATGTTTATTGACGAGGGAAATGAGGGCGGCGGTGGTGGCCCGTTCATTAACTGGCACGTCCAAGAGAGTGACGACGGGTCGGCGCCAGCGCGGTCGTTTTCATTAAAGGACGGCGACGAGCGTACTGACATCACCGACCGTTTCAAGAAGGGCGTGATACTCGACATCGAAAACCTGCAAACCGGGTGGGGCCAGTTCGGGATGCCGTGGAAGTGGAATGAGTCCCCAAGCCGGATGATGAAGCGCCCCGAGGGCGACGGGTGGAAAAAAGGCTTCTCGGTCCGCGTTGCCTTGGGCGGCGGGGACGCGGGACTGTGGCAGCAAAACGGGACGGGCGTGTTCATGTCGTTGACGCACCTAGCGCCGCAACTGCAAGACGCCGAAAAAGGTAAGTTGCCAATGGTCAAAATGGACGGCGTCGAGAAAAAATCATTTGGTGAGGGCAAAGGCTCCACGGCGTTTGCCA